TATTAATTACTTATATCCAATTATACAAAACATACCTAGAAAACATGGAATATTAAAAAAACAAGTATTAGAATGTTTATTAAAACAAGTTCAACTTATTAATGATGCGGGTAAATCTAATCAAATATCTAAGATGTATTTAGTGGATTCAGGCATGTCGTTATTAAGATTTTATTTAAGATTTATGACTAATAAAAATGTGAAAGCATTAACACTTAAACAGCAAGGATATTCTCAGCAATTATTATCTGATTGTATTATTTGTATGGATTCGTGGCTTAGTCATAAAAAGGGTGAGAGAGATAAAGTCACGTCGTGAAACTCGGTGGTAATTGGAATAATACTTCTAACTCTGGATCACGTTGTTCTAATTGGAATAATGCTCCAACGAATTCTAATAACAATATTGGGTCTCGTGGCGTCTGTGATATGAATTTAAACTATAGTAACGCCACGAGCCTACTATGTTTGATCTTTACGATCAGCTTTCTTATCCTGCTTCGGCAAATACAAAACTAAGATTTGATGTATTGCAGAGTATTGAAATATAGAAACGCATTGTCAATAATATGGGATTAAAATATAGAAACTTATTTGATCAGATTGTAGATATTCATAATTTACAATTAGCTTATAAAAATACTTGTAAAGGAAAAAAAGAAACTTTTTCATATTTGGAATTTAAAGAGTTTGATCAATATAATTTAATTCAATTAAGACATGAATTAATCAATAATCAATATCAAATAGGTCAATACAGAAATTTTTATGTTTATGATCCTAAAAAAAGACTAATCTCAGCTTTGTGTTTTAAAGACAGGATAGTGCAACATGCTTTATGTAATATCATAACACCAATTTTTGAAAAAACATTTTTACCTAATTCTTTTGCTTGTAGAAAAGGATATGGAACACATGCTGGAGTTAAATATGTTCAATCCAATTTAAGAAAACATAATTTTAAATATTTTCTTAAAACTGATTTTAGTAAATACTTTCCAAGCATAGACACAAACATGTTGTTAAAAATGATTAGAAAAAAAATTAAATGTAATAAAACATTTAACTTAATTCAATTAATAACACCGCCAAATCAAATAGGAATACCTATTGGAAATTTAACAAGTCAATTATTTGCTAATATATATGGCAATGACATAGATCATTTTATTAAACATCAATTAAAAATAAAATATTTTGCTAGATATATGGACGATATTGTCATTCTTGATAATGATAAAAAATTACTACATAATATATTTATTGAATTACAAGAATATTGTTCTAATTATTTAAAATTAAATATAAGTAAATGGCAAGTTGCTTGTGTTCATCAAGGTATTAATTTTTTAGGATATAGAATATGGAAAAATTACAAATTACTAAGAAAACAAAGTGTAGTACGTGCAAAAAGAAAAGTTAATAAATATCTATTAAATAATGATAATCAAAAATTAACTAGATTTTTAGCCAGTTGGCATGGTCATATACAATGGAGTAATAGTTATAATGTTAAATGTTATATTGACAATCTTATAAAAGATTTTAATTAGTAATTATGAAATATAATATAAATACAAGAGCTGATTTAGATAATATTAAAGGAACACCAGAATATAATGAATTTATTAATTTATTAAAAGGCTCTATAACAAGAAAACAAGATATTCAAACTTATCCTGAAAATTATAATGAACCTGATTATGATGGTGAAAAGTTAGAACCTATTTGGGAAAATGTAGAAGATTTATCTACAATAAAAAGATTTGGATTTACTAAAAAACAAATACAATCTTTATAATTTACTTGCATTTATATTGCAACGCACTATATACCATTTAACAAGGAGTTAAAAATGATTCCGTATAATGAAAGTGAATGGGAATGGATTACAAAGCAGTAAAAGATTACTGGACAAAGTTCTTTAATGATTGGCAAAAAGACGTTAAAGAAAGTCAAAAAGAAATCTTGAATTATTGGACAAATTTTTTTAAGAAATAAAAATAGGTAGGCACTAACAAATTTAACAAGGAGAGTGCCGTGAATAGCAAGGACTTTACCAAATATTTACAAGAACAATTAAAGAAATGTTTATTTGATAAACATAATAAGCATCATTCTCTAAACAGACAATCACGTCCAAGAGCAAAAGACAATATCATTAATCCTAAATTAAAAGGCATCTAATGAAAAGGTGGTTGTGTAAAAAGCTACTACCTATTATTGCTAGACTTGAAAATAAGCTATGGCGTATTGTTTACGTTAAAAAAATTGATACTAAAGATTTCAATAAACACCTAATGCCAAACAAAGACGATTACAGTAATTGTGTGGTTAATGATGAAAAGGATTACACATGAAAATAGATTTTAAATACATTATAGGTTTATTAGGTACAATTATCATTGGACTATCTACTTGGACACTCGTATCAATCGTGGACTTGAAAGAAAGCAATTCTTATATTAAAGGTGAACTGTTCGGTATTAATAAAGATATTGGACGAGTTTATAATTATATTAATAGCAGATGAGTTGTATATACAAATTATGGTCAAAGCTAAAATGCTGTTTACGTGATGGCTGTAAATGCGTGAAACTTAACAAGCCTAGACCAAGTCCGGCAAATCCTAATCCTCAAATAGAAGCAAACCCTTTTAAACATATATTATGAAGAAAAAAGGAAATGTCTTTGGACAGACCATAACTTATACCAAAACACATAAAGGCACATCACAAGGACGTAAACCCATCACATCTACTATGAATAAATCTAAACGTAGATCGTGGAAAAAATATAGAGGACAAGGCAAGGTTTGACATCAAAGTCAAATACTCGTAATAGGAAACATGGCTAGAAAACAAAAAACAGCAACAGATGTAAAAATTGATACGATCGCAAGAGAGATCAAAGAACTAAAAGAAGAAGTTAAAAAACTTAACAATCAAATGAACTTTGGTCGTGGTGCTGCGTTTGTTGTATTTTTTCTAGGCTCAATAGCTGCTGGAGTTTATAATTATTTTTCAAGATAATTTATGTCTAAACATAAACGCATCTTAGTCATATCTGACTTACACATTCCCTATCATAGGAAAGATAGTTTTGATTTTTTAAAAGAAATTAAGAAACAATATAAACCTGATACCATAATTAATATTGGTGATGAGATTGATTGCCATGCTTTATCATTTCACGATTCAAACCCAGACTTACCATCTGCTGGACATGAACTAAGTATAGCTAAAGAATACATCAAAGAACTAGAAAACATATTTCCTGAAATGACTTTGCTAGACTCTAATCATTCTAGCTTAATTTATAGACGTGGTATCAAACACGGAATACCAAGAGGATTTCTAAGAGAGTATAATGATTTTTTAAATGTTAAAAAATGGAACTGGGTAGATGATTTGGTTCTTACCTTACCTAACAAACAAAGATGTTTATTTACACACGGAAAAAGTGCAGATGTAATTAAAGTATCGCAAATTCATTCTATGAATTGTGTTCAAGGTCATTTTCACTCAAAATTTAGAATTGATTACTGGGCAAATCCTGATAACCTTTTGTGGGGTATGCAAGTAGGTTGCCTAATAGAGCAAAAGAATATGGCTTTCCATTATGCTAAGAACTTTAAAACAAAGTTTGTAATGGGTTGTGGAATGATTATTGATAGCATACCAAAGTTAATGCCAATGGTATTAGATGATAAAGGTAAATGGATTGGAAAGATAGTATGAGTTTAGAGAACTTAAAAATAAGAATCAAACTACATGAAGGCTTTAGAGATACTGTTTATATGGATAGCTTAGGTAAAGCGACTATTGGCTATGGTCATTTAGTAACTTACAAAGATAAGTTTGAAGAAGGTAAAAAATATTCAAAAGAATTTTTAGATGAGTTGTTTGAACAAGACTTTCAAAATGCAGTAGATCAAGCAGACTACTTTATTAAATCCAATGAACTAGAAATATGTGATACAGCTAGAGAAGTTATTATTGAAATGGTATTCCAGTTAGGTATTGGTAATGTCAATAAATTTAAAAACATGATTAAAGCATTAAAAGAGAAGGATTATGTAACTGCTGGTGATGAGATGATACAATCTCGTTGGTATAAGCAAACCAAAGAAAGATGCCAAAAACTTGCAGACATAATGAGGAAGTGTGAATCCTAAAGATAAACAAGTTGGTGGTAGTCATTACCAATTAGAAATACAGCCAACAGAATACATCTATAAAAACAATCTTGATTACCTATCAGGCAACGTGGTAAAGTATATTACTCGCTGGAATAAAAAGCATGATTGCTTAGATAAACAGTTAGAGGATATTGATAAGGCTATACACTATTGTGAGTTATTAAAACAACTTGTAATAGAATCAGATAAATAAGCCTTATTTTGGCTTTCAGGAAGGTTAGGGTAAAGCAAAAGGATTTTTTTTTGCTTTCGTTAAAAAAAAGGGGGTCTATGGACGTTTAAATGGCATTTTAGACGTGATTTAGAACCCTAAAAAACAAAGGACGAACTATGATATGGAATTTACTAGGAATTGGCATAAAAACAGCTTCAGAAATCTATAAGAACAAAAAGGAAACACAAAGGCTAGAAAGTGTTGCAAAATTACAACACTATCAAAAGATGGCTGAAGGCAAGATTGAGTATCAGG